CGCCGTACAGCGGCGTCAGGTACGTCCCCGACGTCACCCCGAGGCTGGCGGCCTGGTCCTGGATCCCCGCCCACACCAACGCCGCAGCCAGCGCCGACAGCCCGTTCGTGCACATCACATTGTCGCCCTCGCGGTGATCCCGGACGCGCCCGTCAGGGCCGTACACGGTCAGCGACAGGTGGCCGTGGATGCTCAGCCGGCTCGCGGCCGCGCGGCGCCGCCCAATGATCAGCCCCATGCCACCGTCCCCCATGTCCCCGACCCCCAGGTGGGGTTCGTCGTCACGGCGCCTGTCACGCTGTCGGTGACGACCAGCGACTCGTCCGCTTCCCCGAACTGGCCGAGCCCGTTGATGGTGTCGCCGGTCTGCTGAGTCGCGGCGTCCGTCAGCTGCCCGAGGACGTCGACGAGGGTATAGGGGCGGAAAACGCCGGGCATGAGGCCACCCCCTCACAAGCGCACGGAGGTGATCTGGCACTGCCGGTAGCCGCCCGACCCGAAGGTGACCATGTTGCCCACCACGATGAAGGTGTCGTTCACGCCCCACGACGAGGACTGCGTGTTCCATGCCAGTTGGTTGTTGACCGTGCAGGTCTGGCCCGCCCGGACCCAGCCCAGGAAGTCTTCGGAGGTGTTGAAGGTGACCCTCTCCGCGGCGAACGCGTACTCAGTGCGTTCCCGCTGAGCCCGGCTCAGGGCCATCGGCGGCGTGGTCAGCGTCGTGTCGTAGATGTACTCCTCGAAGACGCCGCCGTTCGGGCCCGTGTATTCCGCCTGCGACGCGACGTCGTTCGCGACCGCGACGATCGGGATCTGGTAGTCGTACCAGATCTGGATGGACACCCCGTTGGCGGGCGCCGTGGACGCGGTGAGGAACCACTGGCCTGAGGTGTTCTGCTGGACCAGCCACGCCCCGCTGACCGTGCCGGTCGCTCCGGCCTGCACGACCGTCACCGATGTTGTCACCCCGTTGATCTTGAGCACGGGGGAGCCGGTGACGGTGTACCGCAGCGGCCATGAGATCGTGGCGCCGTCGCCCCGCCAGGTGTTCGTGGGCGAGGTGGAGGTGACCGAGCCGTGCGTGATGGTCTGGTTGGCGCCCTGCACCAGGATGCGGTTGCGGATGCTCGTGCCGTCCCACTCGTAGCCGTTCTGGCTGTCGAGGAGGATGTGGCCCTCGGTCGTCGACCCTGAGGTGGTGGGGGCGGTCGTGAACGTCACCCCGGAGGAGATCGCGGTGGTCGCGTCGTAGAAGTGCAGGGCCCGGTTCTCGTCCACGTACCAGCCGTACGGGGTCGATGACCCGGCGAGCGTCGCCAGTTTCCGCCACGCGCCGCTGAGCGTGGTGTAGTTGAGGACGAAGCTGGCGAGCTGCGGACCTGGGGCCACGAACCCGCCGTTGGCGATCGTCGCCGCGGTGATCCCGCAGTTCGCCTGTTGGGTGAGGGACACCACGATCTGGTCCACGGTCTTGCCGTAGAAGTTGCCGTGAACGGTGGAGTTGTCCGCGTAGTAGGTGTAGTCGGTGCACTGCAGCTTCCAGTCGTTGCAGCTCGCGCCGACGACGACCTGCACCGGATCGTTGATCACCCCGGCGAACAGGGTCTTCGCTGCGACGTTGTCGTAGAGCTTGACCTGCGACAGGACCGGGATGTGGAACCGCGGGTGCGGCAGGCCCTGCCAGTCGTCCCTGAGCGCGAGGAGCGCCGTGTCGCCCTGACGGCCGAAGTTCTGCGTGATCTGCATCTGCTGGCTGGTGCCGGACCAGGCCAGGTAGGCGCTGTAGTCGGTTGCGGTGCCGCCAGGAGGGGTGACGGTGAGCGTCAAGCTGGGGGCAGCCACCGGCACCGTGACCACCCCCAGCGCGCCAGGATCAGTATCCGGTCCACTTGATGCCGCCCGAGGGTCCGAGCACGGTAGTGAGCCGCTTTCCGACCTTCTGGGCCAGTTGGTCCATGGACTGGTCGGAGGCGACCACCGCGCCGCGCATGTCGAGCGTCACCTGTAGCTGCCCTCCGCCGCCTCCCGGGCTGCCTCCGTAGGCCAGGCCGAGGCCGCCCCCGCCGCCGGCGAGTGACAGCTGCGGCATGCCGGCGCTCAGTCCGCCAGTCACGGCGCTGGCGAGCTGCTTGGTCGCGGCGGCGACGGTGGAGTGGGTGGACAGGATGCCGTTGGCGAGGCCGTGGCCGACCATCTGCCCGGCCCAGTGCGCCCATTTCGACGGGGAGGAGATCCCGAGGACCTTCAGGATCGGCCCGGGGATCACGTCCTTGATCAGGCCCATGACGGCGCTGCCCAGCCAACTCGCCATCGACACCAGGCCGTTGTACAAGCCGATCATGATGTTCGACCCGGCGCTGATCATGTCGTTGTAGATCGTCGTCATGATCGACCAGATCTTGCCTGGCAGGCTCAGGAACCACTGGACCGCAGCCTCGATGCCCTGGCCGATCTTGATGTTCATGGCCATGAAGTAGCCCCACAGCATGCCCGGCAGGCGGCCCAGCCAGCCGACCACGGACAGGGCGAAGTTGACTCCGTCCTGGAACCAGCGCTTGATGTCCGCCCAGTATTTGATCACTAGGCCGACCGCGATGCCGATCGGGCCGGTCAGGATCGCCAGCAGCAACTGCCAGTGGGAGCGCACGAAGCCGACCACGGAACCGACGATCGACATCATGTCCGAGAACAAGCCGGACAAAAAGCCCCAAACTGCCTGGGCTGCGCCTTCGATCAAGTGCCACGCGTCGATCCAGAAATCGCGGAACCCGGCGACGTGGGTCCAAAGGTAGACAAACCCCGCCACGAGGGCGACCACAGCCAGGATGATCAACGTGATGGGGTTGGCGTCCATCGCCGCATTCAGCAACCACTGCGCCGCAGCCGTCGCCTTCTCCGCCACCGCCGTCGCGATCAGCTGCGCCTTCTCGATCGTCCACGCCGCAGCCGCGCGCAACGCCGCGCCCGTGGCCATCGCGGTCTTCTCCGCGAACTCCAGCGCGGCAGTCGCAGCGGTCCGCATCCCGCTGCCCACGGCCGAGATCCCGCTGGTGATCCCCGACCACGCCGCCGAACCCGCCCGGGCGGCCGCCTCAGCGACCTTCCCGCCGAAGTCCTTGACCGCGTCCGTCGCCGTGGACGCCCCGCTCTTGACAGCGTCCCAGGCGTACATGCCCTTCAACCGCACGGTGTCGAACGCGTCGCTGGCGAAGTCACGCGCCGCACCCGCCCCGGACTTCATGCCGTCGAACGCGTACATGGCCTTCAACCGCACCGTGTCCCACGCAGACGACGCCCCCGACGCCATCCGACCCCAGGGAATCTTCGCGATCTGCTTGCCGATCGCTCCTTCCTTGCCCAGGACCTTGAACGCCGTGGCGACATCCCCCAGCGCGCCCTTCACCGCCAGGATGCTCTTGCGAGCAACCGTCACCGACGCGGTGAACCCGGCAATCGCGGCGATACTCCCGAAAATGATCCCCGCCAGATGCTGATGCTTCCCGATCCACGTCGCGATCGGCACCAGCACATGCGTGATCGCCGTCAGGACCTGCGACACCGCAGGCAGCAACGCCGACCCCAGCGCGATACCCGCGTTCTGCACCGACGTCTTCGCCACGGCCATCTTCTGGTTGAACGTCCCCTGGATCTTCGACCAGTTGTCGACCTCACTGCCGGACTTATGCAGCGACTCCCCAATAGCCTGCGACCGAGACTTGAACCCGGCCATCTGCGACCCCGACAGCATCAGCGCCGTGTTCAGGCCCACCGTGCCGCCCATGATCTTCGACAAGGCAGCGTTGTAAGTCTCCGCGGCCTTCGAATTGCCGTGCACCGCCGCGGAGAAGCTCCCCGACTGCTTCGTCAGGCTCTCGAACTGCTTGTACATCGTCTGCTGAGCCGGAGCCAGGCCACTGATCGCCTTGTCGAAGTCCTTCGTCGACAGCGACCCCTTGGCCCACGCCTCCGCGAGCTTGCGCATATTCGAAGGCATCTGCCCGAGAGCCGCGTTGGCTTCCTTCGCGGCCTGCTGAGACTTCGTCAACGCCTCCTCCAGCACCAGGCCCGACTTGCCCATGTGCTGCAGGATCGCCGTGGAGATCATGTCTATGGTGCCCGACAAGCCCCGCTTGCCGAGGTTCTGCGACAGGTCGATCGCCGACAGGCCCATCGCCTGCATCTCGTCGGCCTGCTTGCTGGTCGGGTTCTCCAACGCGCCGATGGTGTGGTTGAGCTCCATCGTCGCCCGATGCGCCGTCATGTTCTGCGCCGTCATCGTCGCGATCGCCGCACCCAGGTCATTGAAGCTGATACCGGCCTTCGCCGCCGCCGGCGCCACACCGCCCAGCGACGTCGCCAGGTCCTGCATCCGCATGTCGCCCTGACCGACCGTGGTGATCAGCGCGTTCATCATCTGCGTGGCCGTGTAGCCCCGGTCGCTGTAGGAGTTCAGGGTGCCAGTCAGGGTCTTCGCGACCGTGTCCAGGTCCGCGCCGCCGACCTTCGCGCCCTCCGCCGCGACCTTCAGGTCATCCAACGCGATGTTCGCGCGCTGCGCAGCGTTCGCCATCGGCGGGATCGACGACTCGATGTGGTACATGCCGTTCGAGATCGCCTCAGCGGACGTCCCCGTCGCCGTGGAGATCGCCAGCATCCCCGCCTGCACCCGGCCCAGCTGCGACTGCGACTCGCCAGCGTCCGTCACCAGGTGCTGCGTGCTGTTTTGGAAGTCACCCGCTGCCTTGACCATCTTGTACCCGGCGTAGGCCATGCCCGCCGTGGTCAACGCCGCGATCTTCGTCAGGCCGGAGAAATGCCCGCCCGAAGTGGCCGCAGCCGCGCCCGCGCGCTCCGTGGCCGCAGCCTCGGTGTCCTGCGCCGCTGACGCGGCCCGAGCGGTCGCGACCTGCCGGTCCTGGGCGGCCTGCAACTCCCGCGCCGCAGCAGCGGCCCGCGTCTCCGCGGCGCCCACCCGGTCAGCCGCCGCAGCCAGTTCGTCCTCCGACGCGGCGGCCTCACGAGCCTGAAGCAGCGCCGTCTCAGCGTCGGCCTGCTCCTTCGTCGCCGCGGTCATCTTCGTCTCGGCTGCGGTCACGCGCGCAGCAGCCAAGTCGAGGGCGTCCGCGCCGGACGCGGTCTTCAGCAGGCCCTCGTCAATCCGCTCGCCCGCAGCCTGCGCCTCATCGGCCGCGCGGTTCGCCGTGCCCAGGAACCTGTCCAAGGCGCTGTCGACGCGGTGCACGATCTCCGACGCCCGGTCTCGGGCCTCGAGGATCGTCAGGTAGGTGAACGTCTCAGCCCCGGCCACCGCCTCGCACCCCCCGACTGCTGGCCCGTGTCTGGGCCTGTTCGCGCTGCTGGATCAGCTGGAGGTAGACCAGGTACTCCTCGGCCTCACGCTGCGGGAGCTCCATGAACTCCCGCAGGGTCATCCCCAGCCGCTGGTGCAGTTCCATCCGCAGCAGGAACC